TACTATATCTCAGAACAAAATTTTATCAAGAAAAATAATCTACGATTTAATCTACCCAACAACAACTGTAACGGAAACAAAGTATATTAATAAAAACGAATTCTATGTAGGATTTGGTTTAAATGGAAGAACTAGTCAATTTAATTATGTTGGTGGTTCTATATTACTTAGAACAAAGAAGAAGCAGGTATTTGGATTGGGTATTGGATTAAACGACCAATTTCAACCAATCATATCTACTCAGTTTCTTTGGAAATTGGGAAAGAAATGAGCAAGAACATAAAAGAACTTATTAGGGAAGAGTACGTTAAATGTGCTAAAGACCCAGTTTACTTCTTTAAGAAGTATTGTTATATACAACATCCAAAGAGAGGTAAGATTCTTTTTGATTTGTATCCGTTCCAAGAAGATGTAATGGGTGAGTTTAATATTCACCGATACAATGTAATTCTTAAATCACGTCAGTTAGGTATATCAACATTATCAGCAGGTTATTCTTTATGGATGATGTTATTTCACGAAGATAAAAATATATTGGTAATAGCAACCAAACAAGAAGTAGCTAAAAACTTAGTTACTAAGGTTAGGTATATGCATGAGAACTTACCGAGTTGGTTAAGAGGTGATACCGAAGAAGATAATAAACTATCCTTACGATTGCGAAATGGTTCAACAATCAAAGCAACATCAGCTAGTGGTGATGCGGGTCGTTCTGAAGCATTATCAATGTTGATTATAGATGAGGGTGCATTCATTAAAGGTATTGATGAGATATGGGCATCGGCTCAATCTACATTATCAACTGGTGGAAAGGCAATCGTACTATCAACTCCAAATGGTGTTGGTAACTTCTTTCATAAAACTTGGTTAAAGGGTGAGGCTAAAGATGGTTGGAATCCAATCAAATTACATTGGACTGTACATCCTGAAAGAAATGAAAAGTGGAGAGCAGAACAAACTCAACTATTAGGTGAGAAGATGGCAGCACAGGAATGTGATTGTGATTTTATCAGTTCTGGTTATACAGTTGTAGATGGACAACTTCTAAAATGGTTTGAAGAAACACATGTACAAGAACCAGTTGAAAAAAGAGGATTCGATGGAAACTATTGGTTATGGTCACAACCAAATTATACTAAAGATTATGTAGTAGTTGCCGATGTCGCTAGAGGTGATGGAGTAGATTATTCAGCATTCCACGTCATTGATGTAGAGAGTGTAGAACAGGTTGCTGAGTACAAAGGCAAGATTGGTACTAAAGATTATGGTAATATGTTAGTAAACGTTGCAACCGAATGGAACGATGCATTATTAGTTATTGAAAATGCTAATATTGGTTGGGCAGTAATTCAAGAAGCAATTGATAGAAATTACTCTAATTTATATTATTCTTTCAAAGAGTTTGGATATGTAGATGAAGATATACATTTACAAAAGGGATATGATTTAAAAGATAAATCCCAAATGGTACCAGGTTTCTCAATGACAAGTAGAACACGCCCATTGGTTATATCAAAGTTAGATACTTATATGAGAGAGAGAGTTCCAATCATTCGTTCTAAACGATTAATTGATGAACTTTTCACTTTTATATGGAATGGGAATAGAGCTGAAGCTCAATCTGGATATAACGATGATTTAACAATATCATTTTGTACAGCATTGTGGGTAAGAGATACCGCACTAAAGTTACGACAACAGGGGCTTGAATTAACTAGAAGAACATTAAATCATACCACTAAACACTCAGGTGTTTTTAAAACTAATAAAGGTAAAGCAACCAATGCTTGGAAGTTTAGAACTGGTAAGGGTGATGAAGATATAAGTTGGTTACTATAAAATTTGGATATTAAAAATATTTTTTGTATATTTATGTATTAGAAGTGATAATTAAAGAAAAGCATTATGGCAGATACATCGTTATTCGGTAGGTTAAAAAGATTATTCTCAACTCAAGTAGTTGTAAGAAGAGTCGGAAAAGACAAGTTAAAAGTAGTTGATTCTTCGAGATTACAAAGTGATGGTAATCGTAGAGGTTCAGCATACTATGATAGGTATGGAAGGCTGCATGGTTCTAACTCAAGAAAGAATTGGCAAACGTATAACGAAAGATTTAACTACCATTCAAATAAATTAGAATTATATACAGATTATGAAGCAATGGATAAAGATTCTATTATTTCATCTATCTTAGATATATACTCAGATGAATGTACTCTTAAAAATGATATGGGTGATGTAATCCGTATTAAATCTAATGATGAGAAATTAAAGAAAACATTAAACAACTTATTCTACGATGTATTGAACATTGAGTTCAACTTATGGTCTTGGGTAAGAGGTATGAACAAATATGGTGATTACTATCTTTACTTAGATATTGATGATGAGTTAGGTGTTGTAAATGCACAACCATTATCAGCATATGAAACTCGTAGAGAAGAAGGGTATGATTTAGATAATCCTTACTCAGTAAGATTCGAAGTAGAAGAACAAAACACAAATGCAATATCACAAAGAAACAACACTAAGTTTTTAGAATCATTTCAAGTAGCTCACTTTAGATTACTTACTGATACCAACTTCCTTCCTTATGGTCGTTCATTATTAGAAGGAGCTAGAAAGACTTGGAAACAATTAACTCTTATGGAAGATGCTATGATGATTCACAGAATTATGAGAGCGCCTGAAAAGAGAATCTTTAAAATTGATATTGGAAACATACCACCTGCAGAAGTAGATACATATATGGCATCTATTATAGACCAGATGAAAAAAGTTCCTTATATTGATGAAACTACTGGTGATTACAATCTTAAATTCAATATGCAGAATATGTTGGAAGATTACTATCTACCTGTAAGAGGTGGGCAAAGTGGTACTGAGATTGATTCCCTAAGTGGAATGGAGTTCGGTGGTATTGATGATATTGAATACCTAAGAAATAGAATGATGGCAGCACTTAAAGTTCCAAAAGCATTTATTGGATATGAAGAAGGTGTTGAAGGTAAAGCAACATTAGCACAAGAAGATATTAGATTCGCACGTTCTGTAGAAAGAATCCAAAAGATTGTACTTTCAGAATTAACTAAGATTGCAATCGTACACTTATATTCACAAGGATATACAGATGAACAATTAGTAAACTTTGAATTAGAACTTACAAACCCATCTATTATATATGAGCAAGAGAAAGCAAATCTTTGGTCTGAAAAGATATCACTAGCTAGTGATATAAAGGATTTAAAAATGGTATCACAAGATTGGGTTTATAAGAATATATTTAATATGAGTGAAGATGAGTGGAAAGAAGAACAATTTAAAGTTATTAATGATTTAAAATTAGGATTTAGACACGACCAAATTGAATCAGAAGGTAATGATCCTGTTAAGACTGGTGAATCATTTGGTACACCACATGATTTAGCATCAATGAATCAGCAAGGTGGTAATGAAGTTGGTGGAGATTCAAACCCAGGATTCCCAACGGCAGAGGGGGGAGCACCAGAAGGTGGGTTTGAAGGAGCTGGTAGACCTAAAGAAAGTGGTAACTATGGTACGGATGAAAATCCATTTGGTAGAGACCCATTAGGAAATAAATCTTTATCTAAGAATGAACTATATAATGCTACTTCGGTTATCAATCAAGAACAAATTGCAGGGATAGTATCACGTATGAAATCTAAAGTGAAAACAAAGAAAATGTTACGTGAATCCTTAAAAAAAGATACGAATGAGACACCATCATCATTATTAGATGAGAAAAACATATTGGATTCTTAAAAATATTATATTTATAAACAAAATACATAGTTACTTTTATCCAAAACGATAAGGAAAGAAATGAGAAAATTAAAACATAGTAAGTACAAAAACACAGGAATTCTATTTGAATTATTGGTACGACAGATTAGTACTGATACTTTAAACAACAGAGATTCTAAAGCTACTTATACTATAAGAGAGCATTTTGGTAAAAGCACTGAGTTAGCTAAAGAGCTTAAATTATATAAAGCGCTAGTAGAGGAATCATTTAGTTCAGAGTACAAAGCATCTGAATTTGTAAACATTATTCTAAATGAACGTAAAAAATTAAACGAAACTACTCTTAACAAACAAAAGTATAACTTAATCAAGTCTATTAAAAAGAATTTTGTATTAGAGGACTTTTTTAAGTACAGAGTAACTAACTATAAAGAGAACGCATCTATATATAAGTTATTCGAGCATACCACATCAGATAACCCTAAAGAATATGTAGAGTGTAAATCAACATTGTTAGAATCGCTGTCTCTTATACACATCTCCGAGCCCACGAGACGTAGAGGAATCTCGTATGCCGTCTTCTGCTTGAAAA